TTATTTTTTCTTGTAAATATCGGCGGTGCCGTGAATTTTGTTGTTTGTATTACCGGAAGTCAGCACCAGTACATCAGCACCTTCTTTATCGGCCTTTTCGACCAGCTCTTTTTTCGCATCGTCGACAGAGACTTCGTTAGCCGTGCTCACGGTACCGATTTTTTCATACTGAGACTCAACTTTCTCAAACTCGTTTTTCGTCAGCAGTTCAGCCGCAAAGGTATTGGTGGTAAACAGAAATGCAGCGCCCATCAAAATAGCAGTCGTTTTTTTCATAACCTTTTTCCTTGAGATTAATCAGCAACTACAAAAAGCCCCACGAGTGAGAGTGAGGTGATATGAGCATGGTAGAGGAATAACAAAATTGCCACAGCGTAAGAAAAATACTGTTATAACAGTCAATTGTGCTGTGAAAAATGTGCGTTAACGCTACTTTCGCGATGGGTGTTTCATGAAGAAAATCAGGCTGGCTTGAAACTGGCGTAAGCGCCTGTTTTTAAATGGCACGCCCTGTAGGATTCGAACCTACGACCTACGGCTTAGAAGAACGTAGAGTACTATTTAACGCACTGTAATATCATTGGTTTTTCCGCGCTCGCAACGCGTTTGTGTCATTACGTGTCGTTACCTGCTTTCTCGTTTTCTTGTGATACATCCATGCATGACACATCTATGACACAGAGAATGCATAGCCATGCCACCAGACATCGCTATGTAATTTCCCGATCCACCAACTTTGCGTAGCTCCTTCCAGTTTCGCAACTTGCCGCTTTACGCCCAATGCCTTCATCAGCATAATCACCACCGATCCGATTGTAAGATTTATCAGGTGCGCACCTCTTTTATCGGACAACAAGCAAATCTGAAAATCTCGTAGTATATCGAGGCGACAGCATTTCACGCTTCATCTGCCACTGCTGCTGTATACCCTGCCCGGCAAAATAGAGCGTGCCCTTTCCGTCCTTTGCATTCAGGTGATCCAGTACTTCCATTAACTTCTCGCTACCAGCTCGAGGCGCACTGTCGTCGAACAGATTGAGCTGGGCCACCCCCTGACTGAAGAAGTCACCCAGCATGACGCCCGCTTTCTGGTACCGGTGACCGTCCTTCCATATTTTGTCCAGACACTTTACCGCGGCGTTGATGATGTCTCTGCTGTCCTGAGTTGGCGTGAGCAGCCTTACCGATGCGCTGTTTCCGTAATACGGCTCATTAAGGGCAAATGGAGAGGTCTTGACGAAAGCGGATATAAAACGGCAATACTGGTGCTCGCCGCGAAGCTTTTCAGCACCACGGGCCGCGTAGCTGCAAATAGCCTGCCGCATTTGCTCATAGTCAGTAATGCGTTCGCCAAAAGATCGGCTGCATACAATTTCCTGCTTCACCGGCGCGAACTCTTCCAGATCCAGGCATGGCTCGCCGCGCAGCTCACGGACGGTTCGCTCCAGCACCACATTAAAGTGCTTACGGATAATCCACGTGCTCTGTTCTGAGAGATCCAGCGCCGTTTTGATGCCCATAGCGTTCAGCTTCTTGCTGATGCGCCGGCCAACGCCCCAGACATCCTCCACAGGAACAAGCGCCAGTAGCCTTCGCTGCCGGTCGACGTTTGAGAGGTCAACCACCCCGTCCGTCTGCCGCTGCCATTTTTTCGCAGCATGGTTAGCCAGCTTAGCCAACGTCTTGGTCTGAGCTATGCCGACCCCCACTGTAAGATGCGTTCGCTGTAATATCGTCGCGCGGATTTCTCTCCCAAATTCAGTCAGGTCCCGGCAGTTTCTTACGCCGGTCAGATCGCAGAATGCTTCGTCTATGCTGTAAATTTCCACGCGCGGGCTCATTTCTTCCAGCGTGGTCATTACCCGGCTGGACATGTCTGCGTAGAGTTCGTAGTTGCTACTGAAGCAAACAACCCCGGCTCGCCGGAACAACTCCTTTTGCTTGAAGAACGGCTCTCCCATCGCTATCCCGGCAGCCTTTGCCTCAGCGCTACGTGCTATTACGCAGCCGTCATTATTCGACAGAACGACAACTGGCCGCCCGCGCAGGTCGGGTCTGAATACTGTTTCACAGCTGGCATAAAATGAGTTCACATCGACCAGGGCAAACATCACATCACCGGATTGTCGTCTGTGAACGCCGCAGCGCCATTGATAAAAAAGGTCACAACTCCCATGACATCGACTTCATCTAAAGCATCACCTTCTATGCATTCACCGTCTTCGGTGATGAGCGAACCGCCCATAACGACCGCGAACTGTAGTTGTCCGAACGCATTTACCAGCACGCGTGTTCCGTTGGATGGCACAAGATCAGGCTGAAAAAGCGCATAACCGCCTGACGTTTCAACCAAGCAGGAGTAGCGGTTAACGCCACATAATTTATCAAGCCTGAATCGCTGAGCTTTTGCCTCCATGGCCACCTCCCAAAACAACTGTATTTATATACAGCATCGTCAAATATGAGAGTCGATCAAGTTGGACAGTGATGCTAAACTTCAGACCTTTCCGAATTCACTGATTTCTATAATGTTAAAGTTATTCGCCAAGTACACATCAATAGGTGTTATCAACACGCTCATTCATTGGGTGGTGTTCGCCGTTTGCATTTACGCATTCCATACAGGTCAGGCACTTGGCAACTTCGCCGGTTTCGTCGTAGCGGTGTCGTTCAGCTTCTTTGCAAACGCCAGGTTCACTTTTAAGTCCTCCACAACCACCATGCGCTACATGCTGTATGTTGGATTTATGGGAACCTTGAGCGCAGCTGTTGGTTGGGCTGCCGATAAGTCCGGTATGGCCCCTATCATCACATTAGTCGTGTTCTCCGCCATCAGTCTGGTGTGCGGTTTCATTTATTCAAAGTTCATTGTCTTTAGGGATGCGAAATGAAAATTTCTCTGGTCGTTCCCGTCTTCAACGAAGAAGACGCGATACCTATTTTTTATAAAACCGTTCGGGAATTTGAAGGTCTTAAGCAGCATGAAGTCGAAATAGTCTTCATCAATGACGGCAGTAAAGACGCGACAGAATCAATTATTAAAGCGCTTGCTGTTGCCGATCCGCTGGTTGTTCCACTGTCATTCACAAGAAACTTCGGTAAAGAGCCCGCGCTGTTCGCCGGGCTTGACCACGCAACCGGTGAAGCAATCATCCCCATTGACGTAGATTTGCAGGACCCTATAGAGGTAATCCCACACCTGATTGAGAAGTGGCAGGCCGGTGCGGAAATGGTTCTGGCAAAGCGTTCTGATCGCTCTACCGACAGCAGATTAAAGCGTAAATCTGCCGAGTGGTTCTATAAACTCCACAATAAAATCAGCAATCCAAAGATTGAAGAAAACGTGGGTGATTTTCGCCTGATGTCGCGTGATGTTGTAGAAAACATAAAGCTCATGCCAGAACGCAATCTGTTCATGAAAGGCATATTGAGCTGGGTTGGTGGTCGCACTGATGTTGTTGAATACGCGCGTGCTGAGCGCGTTGCCGGTAATACAAAATTCAATGGATGGAAATTGTGGAACCTTGCCCTTGAAGGGATCACAAGCTTTTCCACATTCCCTCTCCGTATGTGGACTTATATAGGGTTGTTTGTTGCGGGGCTTTCATTCCTGTACGGTGCGTGGATGATTGTTGACACGCTGGCATTTGGAAATCCAGTTCGTGGGTATCCATCCTTGCTAGTATCTATTTTGTTCCTTGGCGGCGTGCAGCTTATAGGGATCGGTGTGCTTGGTGAGTACATTGGCAGAATATATGTTGAGGTCAAAAACAGACCTAGATACATTCTTAAGGGTAACAAATGAGCATTGAAAACAAAAACAACCAATATTTTGCATTATTTTTAATGCTCTTGGTTATTTTTCTACCTTTTATTACGTCAAATATCTACTACATTGATGACATTGGTAGATCTTCCGAAGGATATACCCGATGGGGAATAGACGGCAGGCCTTTTGCCGATGCCGTTATGATTGCATTAAACTTTGGAAAGCATATCGCTGATATGCACCCACTGCCACATATCTTAGCGCTCGGGTTTATTTTATTTACATTTTATAACTTCAGAAATGAATATGTTGGTAAAGACATTTATGCATCACTTGTAATGGTGAGCTTTTTTTCATCGCCTTTTATATTCGAGGTTTTAACTTATAGATTTGACGTGCTAACAATAATGATTGGCATATCGCTTTGCTTTAATGCTTTTTACGTGAGATGTAAATCTCATTTGTTATCATATGTTACACAAACGCTTATCTTAGTTGCAGCGTTATCATCGTATCAAATAGTAATTAATGTGTTCTTGATTCTAGTCGTGATGGAGTTCGCGAGCTCTGTTGCAAAAAATATAAACAATAAAGATATAATTATAAGAGGGGTGACTAGATTATCGCAGGCATCCTTATCTCTTCTTGTTTACATGAAAATAGTATTACCTGCATCTTTCGATGGGGAGCATGGAGATAATCACCCAAGTATATCAAGCAACCTTTTTAATTCTTTAATTGAAAACTCGAACAGTTATTACAAATATTTTTGTGAGTCACTTTTCGGGGGCGCAACTACTTATATACTAGCAATAGTGGTCGCAATTGGGTTTGTTAGTTCATTAATAATATCGTCCGCTTACTATAAACAAAATGGGTCAAGGGGTTTAATTTGCTCACTGCTTTTAATAATTACTCCTTTTTTAGCCATTCCATTGACAATGGTAAGCTTGCTTGCTCTTGATTCATCAATCTCTCACTTCCCAAGAGTATATATTGGTATTTCAGCTTACATAATGTATATATGTTTTCTTTTTTATAAAGCATGCAGTATTTCTAAGCTAGAAACATTAAAGGCCATGATTCTCATCCCAATTATCTATGGAACTGGATATGGTTATTCATATGTCAATGCATTATCCGATCAAGATAAACTTAACAGGCAAACTATCTACTCGATTAAAGAAAGCACGAAGGATATTGATTACAATACTGTATATCCGATATTTGTTGGTAATGCGCCAGAGTCCCCAGTGCTCAGCAACGCAAAAAGGAACTACCCATTAATTTCCAGTATGGTAGTAAATTACTTCAGCACATGGTATTGGCCGCATCGCTACTGGTCATTTAATGGATATCATCAACTGTATCTTAGAAAGAAAACCGGATTGATTGATTATAATAAAAAAATGATGTGTTCTTTTGAAGTATACAAAAAAACCCAGGATTTCACTATAAGGAAGAACGGCGACATAATTATAATCGACTTTAATAGGTCGAAATGTTAAATAAATAAAGGGCGCTAAACGCGCCCTTCCATTCACACATTTCCTACATTGAACTTCTTGTTTGTTAGTCCTAGAGTGGTGTTATTAGACCCTCCTGAATATTCATTGTAAACCATTGCAATATCGCACGTTATGAATGCATCAAGCGACTCCCACCCTGCAAATGTAATTATAATCCTGCCGTCTGTTTCACACCTAATAGACGGATTTAATGCCGTTCCTGTTGTGTACAAAGTATTTGTATTGCCCGTTAATGTTACATTTCCTGCTGTAGTACCTTGTACCAATTGTCCAACTACACTGCCACCCCATGTACTTGTGCTTCCTGATGAAGGGGATGTCGCTTTAATATTAACAGAAAGGAAACAGATTGTTCTATATACACTCATCGATCCAATCTGGAAGCTTGATGCATCACCTGATGCTTTTCTTATCGTACATGTGGTTTTAAGCGATTGATATGCATTTTTAACAGCATTTTTAGTTGTGAAATCATAAAGATTGCAGTTATTAAACATGACCTTATCGCCATAGTTTTGAGCATACAATGCCATTTCTGGTGCAGAGACATTATCCAAAACTATTTGCCCACTAGAGGTCGCCGCCCCTGCTAATTGGTTAGTGTTTAAATATACACTACCACCATTCAACTTTCTTACTACAAGATCTTTTAGGTAAAACCCATTTACGCTATCACCAGATTTCCAGTTATCTCCACTATTGAAATTATATACCCAAGCGTTATTGCCGGAATCCCCACCTCCTAACTCAATCCTACCTTTTATATATATGTTGGAATAAACATATCCTCTTGCTGTCACATCTCCTATAGTTTCATCAATCATTTTAGTAGTACCTATCACACTCCCCCAATTCCCACCAACAACATCGTAATCTATTGTGATATTTCGCATCACTCCTGAGATAAGTGGCTCTGTTATTGAGCTGTCCCATCCCCAATCCAACCATATTGGTGCTACACGATAAGGAAGTGTGTATCGTCCTGTGCTCCGATATTTATACTTAACATATAAATTACTAACCTGATTGTCCATATTTCCGTTAAAGAAATACATCTTTATGGGGGTACCCTGCTGGGTGTCAACGGCATCAACGGTTATCTGTCCGCCTGCGCATTTATTCTGCAAAAAGAAATCTCGTCTACATCCATTATTAGTTGTATAGATATCAACTGTTCCAATGTCAGTAATTGAGTGTGGATATCTGGTGTCGTTGTTTACGCTTCTTGCATAAAGATTTTTTACCGTATGCGCTTCATATCCTTGGTAACACTTATTAGTCTTACCAATAAATGTGAAGTTATCGCATCCATTCAGGCGCAGTGGGGTCAGTCCGCGCTTATCATCACCCACATACTCAAGGGTGGAAGATGCATCCACTTCAAACACCAGATTGGTGATATTCGTCAGGTCGAACACGCGCGTCAGGTCAAATGCACCGGAGTAAAGCAGGGTGTCCCTGATAACCAGTCCGCGGATTTCAAGCCAGTCCATATTGCTCAGGGTTACGATCGTACCTAAGCCACCGCTACCTGGGCCAAAGTTCACAACCTGGTCAAAAATAATTTCAACGTTTTTTAGGTTATTAGATGTGATGTAAGACTGCAAAGATTGCAGCGTACCGAATCGGGAGAAGTAAAGGACACGTTTATTTACAACCGAATCAAGAGCATCTTTTACTGTAGATGAGCCGTAGCCGACCAGACTTGCCTTTTCACCGCTGGCAAGATCAGTTCTTAGTGATGCATCGCCTACGCTAAGCCATGCACCAGGTCCGATTCCTCCTGATGTTTCCGGCGTAGAGCCAGGTGCTACGCTCTTTGGTAACTCGCCATCCCAACGATAATATTCGCCGGTAGCCTCATAGCGTAGCACCTGATTAGGAAGCGTAAGATTATTCCCATCTTCGAAGCTATCAAGAGTGATATACCCGAGGCTTGAAATAGCCGTTGATGCTGTGTAATTGATGCCAGCTATTGTCCAGTGCTGATTACCAAACCTGTCAGCGTATGTATGAGCAGGCGATGTAACGAATTCGTCAATTTTCCCCGCGTTATACTTCAGGTCGCGATAAGATTCGCTTGGTACTGGCAAATTGGTAGGTTGAGTAGCCATATTGATTCCATAAAAAACCCGGCGCGGTGGCCGGGTTCGGTTGGTCGGGGACGGTTCTTATTGGTAGATGGCGTCGCTGTATTCCGCGACGGTCAGGGAAACCGTGTTATCTGTGTTCGGTTTGATGCTGTTGACCGTCCATAGCTGACTGTCCAGTTCCTCCACTGTCGCAATGAGGTAGCGCGACGGAAGCTGCACAGTGTCACCGTTCCATATGTTGAGCTGAATGTTAGGGATAGCCGCGGTGAATCCGTACTTCGTGTCGCTACGGGCGGTGGCCGGATAACGAAGAGTTGGGTTACCCAGGCTGTCGGTAACCAGCACATACATCGATCCGGTAAACGTGATCGGCTCGCTGGTATCGAAGTCATTCCCGGAGCGGCCGGTGACGTAACCACCCTGCTGGTTGCTGTCGTAGATGTCTGGCATCTGGATGACGCTACCGACCTGGATAATGCCGTCCTCAAACACTTTGGCGTTCATCTTCACGCGCGAGTAGATAAGGCGCTTGGTTTCGCGTAATGCGCGCTCCCGGGCCTGATACTCATTACGGAAGCCGACGATCTCCAGCTTGTTCGGGTTCTCCGCTTCCTGTTCAACGATAGCGCCGTTCAGCACGCGGTAGTTGATGTACGTCTTGTTGTTCGTGGTCGGGTGAACGTAGGACACCTGCACGCCGTCATAACCGCCTGGAAGAGTAGCTTCGTACGTCATTTTGTACTCGTCCGTCTTCATGTTGGCCCGGTTGAATACGGCCGCCGGGTAATCAACCTTCTGGTCTCGAGTAAACGTCAGCACGCCGTCATCCCAGTACGCCACCACCGACGCCGCATTGCAGATCGCCTGCACGCGGTCGCCGAGTGAGTCGTTCTCGTCGTCAAACGTGTAGTCGAAGTAGCCCAGTCGCTCATCAGGCAGGCTTTCGGCGATCGAGTACAGCCCGTACAGGTCAATGCTGCTTACCGGCTGCTCACCCATGATGAGCCAGGTGTGAGCCACTGCATCAGCGAACGAGCGCGACGGCCTCAGGGTGTAATCCACCGTCTGCGTGTCCAGGTCGTACGTAATGGTATGGCGCGTCACCAGTGCGTTATATTTGCGCTCGCGGCTGCCAAGAGCGTTCTCTGTCGCGCGGACTTTTACTCGCACAAGCGTGTCGGTAGGATGAACGACGTTTGTCCTGATGTTGATGCTGTGGATCTCTTCGACCTTGAGCAGTGACGCGTCACCGGAGTTATCCGTGCGCTGGAAGCTGACTGCGTATTTCCCGAACCCGCCGGTCGGAGTGATCTTGTCAGTGCGATAAAACACCTCGCTCGTCGACTGGTGCGGCGTCGTCTGCCGGTACGTAAACGTCTGCTGCGTTCCCGGCACCTGGTTGTAGTCGTCGTCGATTTTCCAGATGACAACCTTCCAGTTGGTCTCTTTCTTCCCGCCGAGGCTGGACTGGGTATGCAGCCACAGCTGCGTTGACTCGACCGGGGAAAAGAACGGCCCAACCACCAGCGCCTCGTTATCGTTGAGGATGAATTTCGTGGTGTTGATAGTGGCATTCGCCGGGATGTCCTGCGGTCCCTCGAGCTGGTTCATCGTAAACGTGTACCAGCGCACCGGGTTAACCACTGCACCGTCGTTTGTTTCAACCGCTGAAATCAGCGTGCCGGAGAATGTAGCATCGGTAGTCACGTTGCCGGAGGCCGTGCTGTACGTCACATTGATGGTGAAGGTCACCGCGTGCGGCAGCACCAGCCCCATGAAGTAATCGAACTCAGCCTGCTTAACGATTTTCATCGCTATCTGGCCGCCAGAATACGTGCCGCTGACCACAGTGGTTGCACTCGCACTCTCTACCGGAAAATCGCTGGCTTCGTTCTGCCCGGGCACCTCCTGCCCGTCGACATCATCAAACCCGTATCCCTCGACGATCTGCGGGATGACTTCGCCAGGCTGATAGAACTGGAATTCAGCACCTGCCAGAGAGCCCAGGCTTGATTCTGAGTAGCGCACAGACTCGTAATCGTATTTGCCGATCCCGATGCACATCCACTCTGTGACGTACTTCAGGCCGCCGTCGGTAGACGTCTGGTGAACGTATTCGAATACCGACTCCTGAATCAGATCCGGGAACGAACGAATCTGGCCATAGATATCCGGCTTGGCCTTGTAAACGCGAGCGGTATTTGTCTGACCGGTCAGGCTATTGTTGGGCGAGTCGACGGTATTACCGCCGTTGTTCGCTATAGCTGGCTTCGGCGCCAGGAACGAAAATACCTGGCCCACCACTTTAAAGATCGGGCTGAGGATGTCGCCGACAATACCCTTTGCGGAGAGCTTCAGCGCGCGCGGTACATGCATCTTCAAATTTTACGAACCTCCCAAGATGCTTCTTACAAAGCCTCGCAACCCATTTCCCGGTGTTTTTGTCAAAACAAACACCTGTAACGCCTGAGGTATTTTTCGAGCTTTTCCGCTTATTTCGCTGGTTAATGCTGTTGGTTGCCAGTCTTAAGTTTTCAATATTATTGTTCAGTATCTCGCCATCAATATGGTCAACTTGATAGCCAGCAGGAATAGCTCCATGGTGCATCTCATAAATAATCCGATGCGCTAGATAGAATTTTTGGTGAAGAACAACCCTGACATAACCCTTACCATCGCGATTTTGAACTTCATCGCCTGCTTTTACAGGCCCTCTATGGCTGTGCTTCCAAAAGAGTTTTCCATCCCGATATTCGAAATAATCACTCCAATTCATATCTACCTCACAGATACTGAAGGCCAGTATATTCGCGCGGATCGTATAATCGCCCAATATTATTATTGAGCGGATTTGTAACGGACAGAGTGACCGATGCAGCGTCAGCATCAATATCGACCGTCTTAACGTAGAGCTGCCACGACTTAATAGGCGCAGAGACGTCGCCACTGTCGAAGATCTGCCTGGTAGCAGTGATGGCTGTCAGCCGCGACGAACCCTTCCACTGCTTCATCAACGCTTTGATGTCAGACGACAGCCGCCCTAATTTCACCGTCGCGTCGATCACCGGCGTACCGCTCTGCTGGCTTTCTTCGATTTCAAAACGCGCAGGCGTGTACGCCTGGCCGCCAAGCGTCTTCGGAAAGAACTGCTTATCGACAAGGCGGACATAGCCAAAAGACGGATGGTAGAAAGTTATGGTGTCGTACAGCCCGCGCGTCGGGCGCTGCTGCTTATAAGCTCTGAAGGTAGGCATTACGGCACTCTCGGTAAAGATTCCGGATCGCGTCCGTCCGGATAACCAGTGACAACGATATCCAGCCACGAATCCCACGGCGGCGGCAGTTCAACAATGATGTCGTCGAATTCATCGTCAGTGTTGTAAAGGTGGTTAGCGATAACGGTTCCCGTCCAGGTCACTACTCCGCCGTCGATACTGGTTTGCACCGGCATCTGCGTGAAGTGAAGCTCCTGCAGCTGTAGACCACTACCGCCCAGATTGATATTCATCCGGAACCAGTTCAGGCCCCGATTGAGGTAGTTCGGGCTGCGTAGCCACTGCTGGAATGCTCTCTCCTCAGCCAGAGTGAAGATCCACGTCAGCGACCAGGTCACTTTCAGGTCGTCGGTTTGATTCTCGAAGATAGCCGGGCCGACCGCTGGCTGATCGGTCTGGAACCCGGTATCAAGCGTCATGTTTTTGCTGGCTTTCTGCGCCAGCGGCAGCCAGTCGGGATAATCGATAATTGGCATCTAAGCTCCAGGCAATAAAAAACCCGCCTGAGCGGGTTTGCTTAATCAACAAGCCGGGGCCCGGTTGGTGCCTCGTAGATATTGATTTTTATGTCAACGATTTCGCCATTATTGGTAAATTCCAGCTCTTCCCCAGCAGGCGTTATGCCCTTGATTGTTGATCCATCACTTAGAGTAAACACAAACTCGACCGCCCTGTTCGGGCGTATCCTGTGTGGTTTACCTATCTCAGTTGGTATTGACTGCACTTCGCCCGGCTCAATTACCACGTAAGTCTCCTTATCCCTGACCGTTCGGGGTTCTTTTTACGTTGAAATTACTGGTTATACCCTGACTTATCGGGCCACCATTGTTCAAATCCGCGATAATCGTTGTGAGGGTAATGCTACCATCTGAATTCACTGTACCCTGAGAATCAACGGTAGCAGAGGTATAATTCTGCACGATATTGTTGATTATTACACCACTTCCGCTCTGCATATCCTTATTGCTGATCACCCTGCCATTGTCGCCCGGTATCATGTACTGCTTGCCGGTGCTGGCCTGGTAAATCTCCGGCTTCCCTCGCTCACCGACCTGATACATGCTTCCTGCTGACACTGGTCCGCCGTTGTACCTTGCGCCAGCCAAAGCCAGTCCTTGAGCAAGCCCAACGGTAGATGCAATACCAGCCATCGCAGGCGCTGAGTTTGCGCCAAAGGATGCCAGGCTGGCCAGCGCCGCGGCTGGAGCCCATGCGGCCGCCGTCGTGGTAGCCATACCGACAGAAGCAGCGGTAGAAGCTGCGCCCAATGTCTGACCGATAATGAAGTTTTTGAGAGCCTCAACCCCAACCTGGACTAGCGCATTTACCACGCTATTCAGCATCGTGTTACCGAGTGAGCGCATAGCATCCTGCGCTGACATCGTTCCGGTGATCAGCCCGGTTAACGCATTGGATGCATTACCTGAAAACGCATCCACCGCGCTTGTCAGCATTTCATAACCAAGACCTTGTTGGCTGAGCAATTGCCACTGAGCAGCTGTCATCTGCTCATTGAACTGGTTTTCCTGCGCAGTCTTTAAGGCAAGGTACTGGGCATCGGTAGCTGCCTTTGCAGCAACGAATTGATCGTAATTTATTTTCCCTTTTTGGTAACTTTGCTGGAGTATCGCCTGTTCCTGCTGCTGATATTGCTGCATCAGGGCTAACTTCTGGTTATTTTCGTTCACCAGTTGCTGTACCGGGTCAACTTCGGCTCGGGCAGAAGCTACCGGATTGACTGTGGCCTGGGCGTTAATCTTGGCGAGGTTATTCTGGTGCTCGAGCGCCATTTTCTCCGTGGCAGCGTTATACTCCTTGAGGTCTATTTTCCCAGCGTTCAGTGCGGCCTTCAGATTTTGCATGGATTCGGCGTAGGATTTATTCTCAGCCTGCAAAGGCATTGCCTTAAGTGCTTCCGTAACCCCTTTGGCTGCCGCTGATGCATCCCATGCTTTTGCTGCATATTCACCGGCCTTTTTGATTTGCTCCTGGGTTGCAGAATTTCCCAGTGACTGCTGAGCACGTAATATGGCCTGCTCTCTGCTTAGCTCCTCCGTTGAATCAGCTGCCAATTCTGACTGCTGACGCAAATTTTCAAGCTTATTTGCAATTGATTCGGACTGCGCCTCAGTTTTCTTGCCAGTTTTATTGCTTTCCTTTCTCGCCTCGGTTAATCGGTACGTCTCCGCATATTCATCCTGAAGAGTCTTGATGCGTTTCGGATCCGTAACCCCAGCATCGGCAGCATCATACTGAGCCTGAAGTCTTGCCCTTGCCTCTCCTTCCAGTTTGGCTAGAGCGAGCCTGCGCTCAGAGTTTTTTACCAACTTTGATGTTGCGGCATCATCGCCGCTAGTTGGTGTCTTGAATCCTTGGTTGTTCTTGGCATCATTTGCTGCTTTAGCTCTTATATGAGCAATTTCACCTTCGACCTGCTTTAACTGAACGGCGGCCTGCGCACGGCGCGCCTGGAATACTGAGTCTGTCTCATACCAGCGCTGACCATCTTTAAGCTCGGAATTTAATTCTTGCTGTAGCTTGATAAGCTTCGGCATTCTGGAAGCATCACCGACATTTTTATTGTAGTAATTAAGATTATCAGCAACACTTTGCATCAACCCCGCCAGGGTTGAGGTTAAGCCAATCGCCTGATTGATGTCGTTAATGGCGTTTTTAAATGCTACGTCCAGACTATTTTTCGCCCTGTCGATATTGACAGGCATCTTGTCGAACTCTTCGTTAACAGACTGGGATTGTTTTTGAATAGCATTAAGGGCATCTTCAGCCGTTAACTTGCCCTCCAGCATTCTCTTGCGGAGATCACCAATCGATATTCCAAGTCCAGACGCAATCTGGCGAGCAAGCTCTGGCATTTGCTCAAGGATGGAGTTGAACTCTTCGGCTCGTACAGTGCCGCCAGCGATTGACTGCCCGAACTGGCGAAGTGCGTTAGCCATTTCCTCAGAGGATGAACCACCGATAGTGCCTATCTTTTGAAGCGTCGAAGTAAGCGCAAGGATCTGAGAGTTTGTTGCACCAGCGCTTTTTAATGCTGTGGTCAGTGATTCCCACAAACGCTCTGTTTCAGAAAGGCTGTTACCTGTTTGTGATGCAATAGCTGAAAGAGCTGACATAGTCTCTTTCGCTGTATCAATACTTGGACTGAGCCTGGTGATCCTGGCCTGCAAGGTAGCCATCTCATCACCAATCGCAATCAGCCTTTTGGCCGTCTCGATGGTGAAAGCTGCTGCAATCGCCACTCCTACTTTATTAAGCGCTCCCTCAAAGCGGCTAACCGACCCGGATGCTCGGTCGAAATTGGAGCCCATTTTATCAAGCCGATCGTTTACTTTACGCTGTGCCTCAATAAGCTCTGCTACGTCCATCTGGACTTGATAAACAATATTCCCAACCTGTTCGCTGTTGGCCATGCTTTTCTCCGGGCATAAAAAAACCCGCCGGAGCGGGTCATTCTCACTGACAGGCCTTTCGGCCTATGTAATCTGCTATTGAGCCTTCAACTATATTCGCCATTCTTGAATCAGATTTTGATGACTTCATCTGCTCAAGAGACTCACCCTCACCTAAATATTTCACGGTCCACGATGAGCAATCATAAAGGCGCTTTGTAAAAATGGTCCCGGAAGGTCCCACTCTTTTTGTGACTATGGTCGCCATACTTCCATTAATGTCTTTATCGAGGACTGTATAAGTGGCTTTGGTATCGGTTGGAATTCTCATTTCTTCCGCCGCGACGACGCCAAAAGAAACCACTGCAAGCAATGCTAAAGTTGACTTCTTCATATCCATATTCCCCATTAGTAAAAGTTGAAACATCCTACCCCGGAACATCACAGTTGCAACGGAAAAGGATGATTTATTGTTCTCAGGGTATCGTTGTATAGAAGGTCGGTTACTTCTTTTTCGCATTCTCGCGTCTAACTGCCTGTTTAGCCAGATATTCGTCGGCGATGCTGTCGTACTCTTCGCGAGTGAACCCTTTCTGCTCAGGGTATTTCGCCGCTAGCAGCATCTGGAATTCGGTCATAGTTAGCTTTGACGCCTCATCACGACTCATGCCAAAGTGGCTACGCGCCGCGCTGATGTAGTCGAAGGCTTTAAATTCAGTGGTTCGCTCGCCTGTTTCGTGGCGCTGCAGCTGGCGAACCTTCGCTTTGCCAACGATACCGTGCTGCATGAGGTGCTGAGCCAGCACGATGATGTCGTTCTTCGGCATCTTTCCAGGTCGGTATACAACGCAATGTCGCCACCCTTTCCATTCGCCGATCATGGACGTCAAGTCTTCATCGCAGCACGCCTGTAACACCTGCATGCACGTGGATAAAAGCTTCTCAGCTGCACGGTTGAAAGAGGGGGATAACCATTCAGGAAATCGTCCCAAAGTGCTCGCGCACGCTTCAGTGAGCTGAGAAACCTCAATGCCATGGATGATGGCGTAGTGGACTTGGCGAGTGTGCCGTCACCGGCAGATACCAGCCCTTCGTTTTCCAGCAATACTTCACCTGCTTTGACGCGCATGTGGTAACACCCGATTGTGACTTCTGCGCATTTAAGGGGACTTAAATGCGACCACAATCTGAACTCCTCACCTTGTCACAGATGCAGAAATGCACCTGCGATTGCCTGCATTCTGCGGTTTCCGTTAAGGAGGCCGTATGACTCTGCCAGTAGACGGCATCAAACTCCATCGCGGCAACTTCGCGGCCATAGGCCAGCAGATTCAGCCATTGCTGGATGCCGGGCAATGTTTCCGCCTGCAAGTCAAACCGTGGCGCGAGAAGCGCAGCCTGTCGCAGAACGCGCTCAGCCACATGTGGTACACGGAAATTAGCGAGTACCTGATCGCGCGCGGCAAGACCTTCGCTACGCCTGAGTGGGTCAAAGACGCGATGAAGCACACCTATCTCGGCTACGAAAGCAAGGACCGTGTAGACGTCGTGTCTGGCGAGGTCACTACCGTCCAATCCCTTCGCCATACGTCTGATCTGGAAACGGGCGAAATGTACATCTTCCTGTGCAAGGTCGAAGCCTGGGCGATGAACATCGGCTGTCACCTGACCATTCCGCAGAGCTGTGAATACCAGCAACTGCGCGATAAGCAGGAGGCCTGATGTCTACTCCACTTTCTCGCGTCATCACAAACGAAATCTTCCGCGTTCCGGCGCGCCGCAAACGTAAGCCAGCGCTTAAACCGTCCGACATCCCGACACTGAAAGGCTACACCGCCCGCCTGGTGGATCAGAAATGGCTGCGTCTCGCGGCACGGAGGGTGCATGGCTAATTTATGCAAAGCGGCACGCAGCCGCGAATGTCAGGTGCGGATCCCCGGCGTATGCAACGGCAACGCTGAAACCTCGGTACTGGCCCACATCCGTATTGCTGGCCTCTGCGGGACCGGAATCAAGCCGCCTGACCTGATCGCAACCATCGCATGCAGCAGTTGCCACGACGAGATTGATCGCCGCACCCGTCTGGTCGATGCGGAATATGCAAAGGAGTGCGCACTGGAAGGCATGGCGCGTACACAGGTTATTTGGTTGAAAGAGGGGCTCGTGAAGGCATGAATATTTACGATATCACGCCAGTCAGTAAGCCCCGCATGACACAGCGAGATCGCTGGCATAAGAGGCCTGCGACAGCGGCATATTGGGCTTTCAAAGCAGAAGTTCGCCTACTTGGAATCAGCCTTCCTGAGTCCGGTTATCACATCACCTTCATCATTCCCATGCCAAAAAGCTGGAGCCAGAAGAAGCGCGCGCAATTGAACGGCCAGGCTCATCAGCAGAAACCGGATAAAGACAACCTGGAAAAGGCGCTACTCGATGCCATTTTCGACGACGACAGCCGCGTCTGGGATGGCCGGGTGACAAAACTTTGGGGTGAGAAGGGGCAGATCGTTATTGGGGAGTGCGCACCATGACCAGCGAACAGATAGAACGTTATCAGGCCGACAGCGTTAAGCGCGCCAGCATGCCGCCAGTAGCAAAGCACAGCCAGACCAAAACCAACCAGCCACATAAGGAAGCCGCATGAACAGTCAGCAACTGGAATACGTACGTCAGCAGCTCATTGTGGCGACCGCAGATTTGAGCGGGGCGACGAAAGGGCAACTGGTAGCTTTCGCCGAGAATGCACAGTTCACCGCGACGGCGCGCAGTCGGGGACGGAAGAAAATAACCGACCCGGTCACCGGCCGGAAGGTTAACCCCGACGGCCCGGCGATGAGCGGCAGCCAGTCCCGCGCCAAAGGATCATCCATCGCGCTGGTGGGCCCGGTTGAGTTCGTGACAGCATCGTGGCGCCGCGCTGTCCTGTCGCTGGAAGAACACCAGAAAGCATGGCTGCTCTGGAACTACAGCGAAAATATCCGCTTCGAGTACCAGGTGTCGATCACCCAGTGGGCGTGGGCAGAGTTCCGTGGGCAACTCGGCGCGAAGAAGGTGGCTGGCAAGACTATGGAGCGCTTGAAGAAGCTGATATGGCTGGCGGCGCAGGACGTCAAAGCTGAACTGGCAGGGCGTGAGACGTACGAATATCAGGCGCTGGCGGAACTGGCGGGCGTTGCGAAATCCACCTGGACAGAAACCTATCTGCCTCACTGGCTGGCTATCCGGCGGAGGAGATTAACAACAGCTACCAGACGATGGAAGGCAAGCTGATGCCTCTCCCGCACCCGATGGTAGATGGCAAGTATGTCAGCGCCAACGATCCGCGCGCTATCAACGCATATCACGTTGGTGCTTGGGCACAGAACGTCAGTAAGTCAGGCGATCAGGTCGTCATGGACGTTTACATCAACAAGGCTGTCGCTGAGACGAAGCCAGATGGCAAGCGCCTGATTAACCGCCTCGACGAGATGATCGCCGGTACCAACACCGACCCGATTCATCTCTCCACTGGCCTGCTCACCAACAAAGAGAAGAAGTCGGGCGAGTCGAAGGAGAAGAAGTACACCTGGATCGCCCGCAACATGCAGTTCGACCACATTGCCATTCTGCTGGACGAGCCGGGGGCCGGGACGCCGGAAGAGGGTGTCGGCATGTTCGTGAACGCTGACGGCCAAGAAGGTGAAGTCGAAACCGCCAGCCTCATCGACGCGGCGAACAGTCTCAAAGACGGCCTGGTGAACAAGGTGAAATTCTTCCTCACCCACAACTCCGACGCCTCATTCGACGAAATCTACCAGATGCTGCGCGAGGCTATCCGCGCGCCGTCCGGCAGTGACGTTTATCGCTATGTGGTGACCGTCTGGCCGGACAAATTCATCTACGAAGAGGGATCGAAACTCTTCCAGCAGAAATACCTCATCGATGACAACGCTGTAACGCTGGTCGGTGAGCCCATCGAAGTCGTGCGCAAACCCACTGAGTACGAAGTCAAAACCAACGGAGAAGAAAACCCGATGAAAGAGAAGATGATCGCCGCGCTCAATGCCGCAGGCGTAACAACCGAGGGGCTGACCGACGATCAGGTCTGGGATGCCTATAACCAGCAGATGCAGAAGAAAGACGGCGGCCAGCCGCAGATTAATTCTGATGCCATTACCGCCGCTGTGAACGCTGCTATTACTCCTCTGACCGAGAAGATCGGCCACCTGGAAACGCAGCTTCAGGCGAACGCTGAGAAAGACCTCAAAACCAAGCGTGATGCGGTTAAAGCTAAGTTCTCATTTATGGATGAGGGGGCAGTCAACTCGCTATCTGGCGATGCGCTGAATGCGCTTTACTCGCAGTGCCAGACAAGCACCGGGCTTAACCCTGCATTCCAGGGTAACAGCGCACAAAGCGAAATCCTTACCATGGAGGCACCTGAATAATGGCTCTCGCACCTCGTTTCCATACCGTAATCGCGGGTCCGGCCCGCAAGAATGACCCGCAGGTCATTGAAGCTCTCTGCAAAGTTGCCATTCTCCCGGGATCTCTGGTTGAACTCGATGCAACCGGTCAGTTCATCTATCACGCAACGGCAGGTGGATCTGGCGTTGCCCTGGCCATGCAGCATAACTACATCGGCGGCGGCGATATTCGTGACGCGGTTCCTGCTGGCGACACCGGCGCGGCAATCATGTGTGAAGACGATGTCGATTCAGGCCGACTGCGACTTAATTATGGCGGGATGATTTGAGAAAATCAATTTGCGAATAGCGACAATATATAGTTAAGGAATCCAGCCTTCGCCGCAATTTCCTGTCTCTCTCATCCACTCATGACCGCATTCCGAGCATTTGTAATAACGCTCGTTTGCTTCGCGTCCGTGATGGCTGAAGTTAAAGGATTTATCGCCTTGCAAGACCATGCATGGAAGAGGCGGGTCCCTTCGTCCAAGGGGTTGTTTGTTACATACTTCACAAGTCATAAATCCCGGACCTCACACGTCATTCGCCTGTAAAAAATCATTATACCAAGAAAGATTTGGTTAAGATGCGAGCGGAATGTAAAACATGTGTATAGCTATTAAATCGGTCCTTGGCGATTTATTTTTTAGCGTCAAACCCCACATGATGGGACGCAACTTCAGTAAATTTACGAACAACATCCATGGCGAAATCACCTCTCTCAGCAATCTTCCAGACCCAATGTACCACCTGCTCTGCGTTCGTTAGGTGGGAAAGAGGAATTGAGTAAACCTGTCCATGGATGTCAATCACCTCAAGCTCATCGAGGCACACCTTAACAAGATCATCAAGCTCCCTTTCTCTTTCAAGAATCGTTGTGATGCTCATGCTATTTTCCATTTGAATCTCCTAAAATTTATTTTGCATTTTGCTCAGTCATTTCAATGTAGCGAGGATCAGATGCCTTAGGCAATGCAACGCTCTGCTCGCGATAGTGCCGCACGCGATCCATGAAATACTCTCGTAGATGCTCTGGTTGCTCACGAGCTACCTGCTCGGCGATAACCGGCATATTCAGGCGCTCTTTGTAGGCCACGCCGGAGGCTGCCAGGTCAACATTAACCTTGTCGCGTTCTTCCTGCGGCTTTGCAGCAATATTCCAGTCAGACATTAGTCAGCAGTTCTCCCGCGCCAGCGTTTGTTACTTTCTGAGATTCTATCCGTATCGACGGACTCGACCTCCCCTTCGGAAAATCTAATGGCATTTGCTTTATTTAGTGCTGCCCTGGCTGCTTGTTCCGCCTTACTGAAATGTACCTTCTTCCGCCCCTTAAAACTGCCTACGCGGATTTTGGAAGAGGTCTGCGTCTTGTACTTGCTGATCCGTAACTGTGCGGCCAAATGGGCTTTTGCCTCGGTCCGGTTCGCAGGCTTCTTCTTGACCAATTCAAGGTCTAATTTGTATTGCTGCTCAGCATTTAGCTTCTTGGGCTTCATGGCGTCAATCTCAAACAAAGTCCGTTTATCATAGAATAAAAGGCCCCTAAGGGCCTTGATTTATATCTATGGTAACTCTCGTCATCTTGTTCGTCACTTCACCTCCTGCTGCGGTGCCGCTGGGTACGCGCTACCTTCCTGCCCTGGCTCATTACTTCCTGTGCATGCATTCCGGTGGTCATTGGCGTGCGGGCAGCGCTTGTTACCGCAATCAGGGCAGACGACGAATCGCATATCTGTTACGGTAACTGGCCGGCATGTTCTGCACCAACAATCTGGAGTGTTTAGAGCGTCACGCTCTGCAAAGATTTTCTCAGCGTCGATTTCTATTCCTGAGTTGCGGATGATTTCTACCGCATCGCGCAACTTGTAAGCCGTCGTTACAGGTTCGGCACCCTGAAGCATGGCGGCAGGGCATCCTACCCCATGGCAGACATTAGGCTGGTAATGTGCGCAGTTATCACAATCAACCTCATCCACGCTCAATATCTGAGGTTTAAACACCGACCCAATACCAAACATGTGCGCCGGCTCCGCTTCGAGCGATGCCAGCGCCAGCTTCATCGCCGCCAGCGCCATTGCCGCATCTTCGTTTACTGCGCCGGGCACAGCATCGCGCTCTTCTTCAAGCTCCGCGATGGTCGTCAGGAGCCATTCTTTGGTAATAGTGCTCATGATGCCTCTCCTTTACCGGCTGCGACCAGAGCCGACTTAGACGCATCAATATTCCACTGCGCATCACCACAGCACAGAATCCCGTTTGAGGCTTCGTAGCCAAACGCCTCTGTATGTTCGATAAAGGCGTGCGCGCTTTGAAGATGGTGTGACAGCTCAGCAATCCGCTTCTCTGCGGCTTCCAGCTCATCCAGCAGCGCGTTAGCCTCATCCTCTTGCAACACCACTGTGTCAAAGCTTTCGGTCTGCTTCTTGATTTTTGCAATCAGAGCATGTTTGTCGATGTTGCTCATTGGGCGGCCTCCCCGACACGTTTATTCCATGCAGCAATCGCCATGTTGATTTTGTTCGCTCCAACCATCTGAGCAGACTGCGCGTCGCAAGAATGGCAGCGAACAATTGCCGACTGGTAAGGGCAATCCTCTTCGTACTGCGCGAATGCCTCTACGTCTTTGCTTCCGCAGAACGGGCAAGGTTTGATTTGAGTGCTCATTGTGCGGCCCCTTCAAATTGGTAAGAAATTTTAATTCCCAGCTTTTTAGCCATGGCATGCTCAGCGACGGCACCATCCGACTCTTGCCACCCATGCAGCATGTGAATGGCGTCTGCGCAGCGAAGCATCGCCAGGCAGATGTCCATATACTCACGCTGAGATAAACCATCTGGGAGCGTGGCCGGATTTAATGCCACATGACCACCTGATAACATCTGCTGTGCTACTGCGTTAAACATCGGACGGTTGTAGTTTTCGTAACCCTTCATTGGTCCTGCGATGTAAATTTTCATACCCTTGCCCTCCCGTACTTGTCTGATAACTCGCCCATTTGCCTGTGGATTTCCGCAAGGTCACACCCTGCGCACCCCAGAGCTTCGGCTATGAGCTCTTCCTGTTCTTTGGATGGCCCGGTTTGCAGAATTTTATTAAGCTTCCGTTGCGATACGCCGCAGTGCTTGGCGATGCTGGTGAGCGTTACACCGTTATCTTTCGCCATGGTCCTAACCATCCAGCGGTAATCACTCCATTCGCTCATACCCCTACCCTCCCCCAAACCATCAATACTCGCTTCATAGCCGCGCTGTTGCGACACTCCTGGCAGATCACGTTTGCCTCTGTACGCTGCACCAGCTTCGAATTTCCCTTTGGCATGGCCGGTATGGTTTCCGGTGCGTATTTCATGCCGTAGCTGGTCAGCCGATACAGCCGCTGGCCATGCTTACCTTCGAACTCGATCAGGCCGTCTGCAAACAATGTGCTTAACGGGCCGGAAATCTTTTTGGTGGTCATGCCGATCATGCTGGCAATACGAGCACTATTCAGGCCTGGGTTATTACGCAGGGCTGCAAGAATCTGCCCACGGATTGTTATGGTCATCTCACACCATCCCGTTCGATTTGTTGCGGTTGTACTTCGCCTGGAGCAGCTGGATCGGCGTAGGCCCATGCTCTGCGGCAGGCGCTGCAATTGCCCGGCGTACCGGCGGCACTGGTTTACCCTCGGTGACGCGCTTCTCCCACATGTCCAGCAGGTCACCGGCTTCACGCGCCAGCTCACCATGAGTTAACTGACGCTCTGTGCTGCGGTGGCGCAGTTCAACGCAGATGTGGTACATGACCGGCTGCGACCAGGGGAATTGCTCACTGGAAGTGAATTCAAACGAACGGTTACGCCAGTCCCAGTATTCGGCAATCACCTGGTCAACGTTGACGCCCAGCACCCCGCCGCTCTGTTTGCACCAGGCGACGAACTGGCCCGGCGACGGCAGGAATGGGCGCTCCTGGCGGCGGGCAATGCGCATACCTGCATCGACTTGCGCCATTGAGTGGATCCCGTTCTCCTGAAACGCCAGCAGCCACTGACGGCGGAATTCGTTCAGGTCGTCCTGGGTGCGGAAGTTCGCCATGCTGGCCGGGAACGCGGCACGCAGTTGGTTGAACAGCCCGTTGAACACTTGAGCCACCTGCTCGACCGGTGCGCGTTCCTGATACTGCTCTGGCAGGTTATGGGCCATGCGGCTCATCTGCTCCCGGTCGTGGTTACGCATCTGCTCTGCAAGAGATTTCATCGAATCACCTCATAGGCCCAGTCAGTGTTGTTGAAGTCCAGATCCGGCTTAGCTGCGCGCTGCTCGCCTCCAGAATTACGCTGCATTGTCAGCTTGTCCCACTGCTTACGCAGGCTTTCCGGGCTCAGGATGTTGGTCTGCCAGAAGTGGTGTTTGCTTGCCCAGTCATACAGCGCGCAGATGTCCTGGTGCGACCGGTTGTCTATCTGGCGCATCAGGCGAACGGTGTTAGACCAGGAGGTCATGTCCGGGGCTTTGCAGGTTGGGTTAATCAGCTTCACCCTGGAGGAAATCCACTTAGCGATCTCGAGGTCTTCAGCCGATCCCCACTTCGCACCGGATGGGGTGTAAACCGCAGCTTCTGGATGAGCTGATAAAAATTTCTTCAGGCGTGCGTCAGAGGATTCGTCAGAATTCTCGGACGAAGATCTTTTAATGTTTTTATTGTTGTTATTACATTGTTGTTCATGATTCTCGGTGAAACGCTCGGGTAAATGCGCTCCGTTATGCGCGGCATAACCTTCCGAAGCCGCGCCATTACTGTATTCGCCATGCTCGGCATTAAGCGCGGAGATATGCGCGGTGATACGCTCGGGTATCAAACACCAAATCGAAGCTGGCGTGGATGTACCTGGCGCGCAAATAAAACTCGGCAAACCTTCACTCATCATCAAGTAGGTGGAGCCATGAAACGCACACCCTTCTACCGCAGGCCCGGGCGAACCGGGCAATTCTCAGGCCTCCGTGAGCGCGTTATCTGGATGATTCAGACGCGCGGCCGCCCGGTCACCGGCAGCGAAATCGCTGAGAAGTTTGGCGTAACGCTCATCGAGTTTAACCGTGTCGCCAACGGCATTACCCGCGGCTCCGGACAGATTGCGCAGATCGTTGAGTCGGAAAAATGGCTCAACGAAGACGGCATCTGTGACCGGACATTTAGCCTCGTGACGAAACCGAAGGTAGTGACACCACAAGGTAAATCGCGGCTGTTCACCCGACGCGCCATAGAGCAATCGCAGCAAGGCAGACGGCAGGAGTGCATAGCGCGCGCCGCCCGCCGTCGCCGCCTGATTGCTCAGGGCCTCTACATCGACGAAATGGAGTCCATTCTATGACTCATGCTCACGACGACATCAGGGTTGGCCCTCTGTGCCTTGCCTTCATTGGTAACGGCTGGCTAATGCCATGGGGTGAAGTGGTCAGCAATCCATTAAAGGCGCAGCGGCTCGCTGAGGAATATCGGGAAAGGCAGGAGGCGGCATGACAGCGAAATACTCACTTCTGTATGTCGATCCCCCTTGGTCTTACGGCAACACCATCAGCAACGGCGCCGCTGCCGATCACTACTCCACCATGAAGCTCATCGACATAAAGCGCCTGCCGGTTTGGGAGCTGGCTGCCGAAAACGCGGTGCTGGCGATGTGGTACACCGGCACGCATAACCAGGAGGCCATCGAACTGGCTGAGGCCTGGGGCTTCACCGTTCGCACGATGAAGGGCTTTACCTGGGTGAAGCTGAATCAGAACGCGGAATTGCGCATTAACAAGGCGCTGGACGAGGGTGAAATCACCGACTTTTACGACTTCCTCGATCTTCTGAACGCCGAGACACGCATGAACGGCGGCAACCACACCCGGGCCAATACCGAAGATCTGCTGATTGCTACCCGCGGCGCCGGGCTGGAAAGAAAGCACGCCGGGATTAAGCAGGTGGTCTACAGCCCGATCGGCGCGCATAGCGAAAAGCCGTGGGAAGTGCGCCACCGGCTTGAGCTGCTTTACGGTGATGTTCCGCGCATTGAGTTGTTTAGCCGCTGCGCGGCGCCGGGCTGGGATCACTGGGGAAATCAGTGCGACACCGCCGCGGTAGAACTGCTGCCCGGCTGCGCCATTGATGTTGTGAAAACGGAGGCCGCATGACGCCAGAAACAGACAACGCCATCCGCGCCGCCTGCCGCCGCTGCACCGAGGAAATTCAGCAGGCCATGCGCAAGAAGCCAAAGCCTAACTGGAACGAAACGGTGCCTCCCATCATCAACAAGCATCACAAGAAAATTGAAGCTCTGGGAGTTAGCCTCCTTGAGTTCGTCGTCAAAACTGGCCGCCTTAACGGGCGGTTTGGAGCCGAACAATGAGTAAATACAGAAAAGGCGCGTTTTATTTCCGCAAAATGAAAGCTGGCGATAAATCGAATGACTTTCGCACTTATATGCGCATGGCGATGTTCAGTGACAAAAAGGCGTGGAAACACCCCGAGAAGATTAAGCCTGTCGTGCTCGTTCAGTATGGGATGAAGAATATCGTAAGTGTCTTCATGAATATGGATGACGCTACCGGCTGCCTGTTCAGTGGGTCGATTGAAAAGCGTGCGCGTAACTCCCGACACAATCCGCGCCGCGGCACGCGTTACACAAAAGGCGATCTGAAGAAAGCTTTCCGAAAGTGGGCATTCAAACACAACGCGGAGCGCGCCATATGAATGCACTAATCACCCAGGAGCTTAAGGCTCCTTTTTTATTGCTGGCGTTCACCTTCAACCGAATTAACCGACAGTTTCAGGAGTAGTGATTATGAAAGATTTTAAGGGCACTCCGGGAAAGTGGAGCTTTTCTCACAATTGCGTAAGTGACGACAACGTGGCTTGCATAGAAATTAATTCATCAGAATCGCTGCACGAAATTGCTTATCTCCAAAGTACACCACCAAACATCGGAGGAGACGGGCAGACATCTTTCGATAAAACAATTGCGAATGCGCATCTGATAGCAGCCGCGCCTGATTTGCTGGACGCGCTGCAATCCCTGTTCGAAAACTATAAGCAGCTCGCTGATTCAGGCGATGCCGGTAACTGGCGGCTAGAAGATGAACCCGCCGGAAAGAAGGCTCTGCACGCCATCAACAAAGCCCTCGGTAAGGAGTGACCATGGCCGATATCATCGACACAGCAGCAGAGATTGAAGAGCTTCAGCGTAACGCTGCCCTTTCCGCTCACCGGATCGACCGCAACGCCGTATCAGCTGAACGTTGTGAAGAATGCGGCGAACCAATTCCCGAGCCGCGGCGCGCTGCCGTTCCCGGCTGCCAGACGTGCGCGGAGTGCCAGGGTGTTATCGAACTAAGGAATAAGCAGAGGGGGTTCTAACTCATCCTTGCTACCTTACTTAACAGCGGCATTTACGTCCTTCACGGTGTCAGCCTAATATTTGTTAGTCTGTATTCAGGAGATCATAAGATGAAAGATATTATGCTTTTTGGTGCTGGACATGAAGGCACAAAGAAACAGGTTGAACCCGGGAAAGAATCCTACTACTTCAACAGCATGCCAGTACCATCGCCTACAGGCGCAAATATTGTTAGTCATCGTTCAGAGCAGGTTTCATTCCGGGTTAGCACTGTTTATCCAGAAAAAGGTGGTTTTTTGATTGGAGTAAATGGTGAAGAGCCTTCAGATAAAACAATATTAGAAGCCATATTTAAGTACAACCCTACCCCGCTAAACTGAAAACAGTGTACTGAAACGTACCTCGCCCTGGCGGGGTTTTTTATTGGATAAAACTCGCTGCGCCCAGCGCGCGGCATGAGGAGAAATTATGGGAAAGATGACGTTCGTATTTGAGTATGAGGACGGTAAAGAGCCGCCGGTTAGCGCTGGCATGTCGTTTATGGGTGGGAAGATTGTCGCCGCGTCTTTCCGTGACGTGCTAGAGGACAATGAGCCAATTGATAACGAAATGGCAAGCGAAGGGCTGACCGTCGATATCATCGTTTCAGACCTGAAAAACGGCGGCCCAATCAGCAGCGCGCTGACCGGAAACTTCGCGGTGAAGCGGAATAACCGATCGCAAATCTAACTCACGCAACTGATAGCCAGTTATGAGCCGGCTATTGGGTGCGAAAACGCCACCTCTTGATCCCTTTTGCCCGGCCCCGCGCCGGGTTCTTTTTTGCCTGGAGGAAATGCATGGTTGAGGCAAAAACACTGACAGCCAGACAGGCGGCCGATCTACTAATCACCTCACCGAGAACTGTCTACCGTCTTATCGACTCGGGGCAACTGGCCGGGAAGAAGATCGGGAACAAATACCGCACAACCGACGTTGCCTGTATTGCGTATTTACATGACCCGCGCGATCCTGTTTCCGCGAGCGCGGGTGAACATAAAGGAGAAATTTCATGTCAATCACCCTCAGAGGCGGCGTCTGGCACTGTCATTTCGTTACGCCGTCAGGGAAAAGAATTAGACGATCTCTTGGTACGGGGGACAAGAAACAAGCGCAGGAGCTGCACGACAAGCTGAAGGCTGAAGCGTGGCGGGTTGATAAAATTGGGGAACTACCGACGAGGACGTTTGAGGAATGTTGCATCAGGTGGATCCGCGAGAAGGAGCATAAGCGGTCACTCGATGACGATAAGACCAAAATCGAATATTTCCTGCGGCATTTCTCCGGCCGGGATATTTCAACCATCACAGCTGATCAGGTTCATGAGGCTGTTTCGAAGATGGTCAATCGTAAGCATATTCAGGTCTGGGAGTCGCGCAGGGACGCGGCTATACGCCGGGGGAAGGAACCGCCTCCGTATGTTGAGAAACCGGTAAGCCAGGCCACAAAGAGCCAGCACCTTTCGTTCATGCGATCTCTGTTCAAGGCTGCGGCTAATGACTGGGGCTGGATTAAAACGGCCCCGGTTATAAAAACCAAAAAGCCGATCAGCAAACGCATCCGATGGCTGACCAGGGAAGAGGCAGAACGGTTAATTGCCTGCATGCCGGAGTCGATAAAGCCGGTGGTGATATTTGCACTGGCAACCGGCCTGCGCCGCTCCAACATCATTGATCTGGAGTGGCAGCAGGTCGATATGCAGAGAAAGGTTGCATGGGTAAATCCGGAGAACGCGAAGGCGGGCAAGGCTATCGGCGTGGCTCTGAATGATACCGCATGCAGGGTGTTAAGGGATCAGATCGGGAAAAGTTCCAGGTGGGTATTCGTTCACACGAAGCCATCAACGCGCCCGGATAAAACCGTCACTCCGGCTGTCCGAAAAATGCGAGTGGATGACAATGTCGCCTGGCGCATTGGACTGGAAAGAGCGGGTATAGAGGACTTCCGTTTTCACGACCTCCGGCATACCTGGGCGAGCTGGTTAATTCAGTCCGGCGTGCCGTTGTCCGTTCTGCAAGAAATGGGCGGCTGGGAGTCCATCGAAATGGTCCGTCGATACGCTCACCTGGCACCGAACCACTTAAGCGAACACGCACGGAAAATTGATGCCATTTTTGGCAACCATGACACAAATACGACACAAGGAGAAAATCAGGCTGGCTTGAAACTGGCGTAAGCGCCTGTTTTTAAATGGCACGCCCTGTAGGATTCGAACCTACGACCTACGGCTTAGAAGGCCGTTGCTCTATCCAACTGAGCTAAGGGCGCACGGAGAAGAGTGTACTTCGCGGTGGTGAAACGCCTGGAATTATACGGTCAATGCGTAGTGAGTCAATGCCTTTTCCGCCTTCTCTGGCGATAATGACTAGCTGATTGTAAATACGGCTGTTTTTTCAACATTTATCCCTCTTTTACGGGCTGCGAAAAGGCTTAGCCGCTTTTAAGTAACGCCTGCTGTTTTCCTGTTTACTTCACCTTCACACTGTCCTGCGGTATCCCGGCCGCCTGGAGGCTGGAAGTGAACAGGACGACGGAGTGACAGCGCCAGAGCAGACAGGTTTTCCCGCGTGCGTGCAGCACATCTCACACGACATTACAGGCATTAAGCTTGAACCTATTGTCGCCCTCTCCTCTTCACGCGCGGTGGGGGCCGAAGTGCTCAGCGTGCTGTCGCCGCATCAGCAAAGCGAAAGCTTTTTCCAGGACTGGTCAGCCACCCGGGCGCTTATGTTGCTGGAAGCACAGATCGCCGCGTTAAAAAACCCCTTCCCCTGTGACAACCTTTTCATAAATTTGCCGATAACCGTTCTGACCATACCGGAAATGTTCCAGCGTTTACTGCAACTTAACAGCCCACCGCTGAACATTGAACTCGTGGAACCTGCCTCGTTCTTTTCACTCTCAGACCCGGTACGTCAGAGGGTGAGTTGTGCGCTTCAGCAGTTGACCGCGCGGGGACACCGGATCTGGCTGGACGATATTGATGAAGCGTCAGGGCAAGCATTTTTATCCTGTCGCCTGCCGTTATGCGGAATAAAAATCGATAAGATCGCTTTCTGGCGTTTACGTGAAACGCCGGCGCTGACACAGCTGGTCACCCTTTGTTCAAAAATTGCTGCGAATGTGCTTATTGAAGGCATTGAAACAGAACGGGACCGTACATGCGCGCTTCATGCTGGCGCGCGCTTCGGTCAGGGATATTATTGGCCATCCTGGAGATGGCAGGAGGACTGA